CACCACATCCTCGGCGGACGGCAGGCGATCCAACTGCTCCTTAATCAGCGCCGACAGCTTGTCCAGTTGCTCCAGCTTGTTGCCGATAGCCCGGGCAATGCGGAAGGAAAGCGCGCAGTCCACCGCCAGCACCGCCGTCTCCTCGTCAGGCGGCAGGCCTACCAGCCGGACGGCTTGCGCCGCCCGGGCCGGGGCCATGGATGACAACAGCGCCCGGATCTCTCGGTTTGTTTTTTCCATGGGTTACCCAGACTTGCAGAGCGCTAAAAAGCGTGGATGTTGCCATCTTCTGGCCCTCCTTTCAGATGTTTAGCCCGCCCAGTCGGCCTTGGCCTCTCTCACGTCGATATGACAAAAGTTGTCATAAACCCCCACGCCGCCCCAGTCCGGCATAAGCTGCCGCGCGTAGGCTGCCACCGCTGCCGGAGTCTGGCCCTTGACGGAGATGTCCGCCGCCGTGCCATAGCAGTGCTGGCTGTGGGCCACGCCGCCCACCTTGGCGTTGTACTGCGGCGTCCGATACCCACTGTTGATGGTCACAGCCGCGCCGAAGTGGTCCCGGATGGTTTGAAGCACCATCACCAGCCGGGGCGCCACCAGCACGGCATCGGAGCCGTCCTTGCAGGCAAATTCTTTCACTTTAAAATGGGTGGACAACTTCTTGCCGCCGTCCTTCGCCTTGGAATAGGCGTTGATCTCTACCATAGGTTTCTCTCCTTCCGGCTCACACGCATCCCCGCTTTTCTTTTTCCACACCAGGAAGAACGGGATCACCCGCCCGTCCCCGGTGAAGCCCTTGCCTGTCGAATCCATGAAGCAGGTAGACCCGCCGCCGTCCATCATAATGGCGTTGTCCCAGCCGGAGGATGCCAGCAAATCCCGCAGCTGCTCCGGCGACCGCCGGGCCTTGCTCACATAGTAGGCGAACCGTCCGTCCTTGGTGCCGATGGCCGTCCGGGGCGCGCGGTACTTCATATCAGCCCCGCAGTGGATGGGGCTGATCTTCTTCCCGCCGATGATGAGGTGAACGCACTCCATGTAATTCCGATCCCCGTTGGGCACGGTTTTCACGCCGAAATCTACTGGGGTGTTCCAGCTGATGGCCCATGCCCGGTAATTGGGGGCCTTGTAGACCTTACCATCTGTCTTTAAATGACAGGCCGGTGTCTGATTCCGCAGGAAAATGGAGCCATTGCAGATAGCGTCCCCGCCCGCCTCCGTCAGCATTTTCCGCAGGTTGACCGGAGTGGAGCGGAGGCGCTTCCGGTTGAAATAGATTTTCAAAAATTGGAGATCGGAGAGCGGGACGGTGCCCGCTCTCGTGCTCATGTGTGAGCCTCCGAATTCTGTTTCCCCTGATCGCTGGCCTGACGAATGGCATCCAGCATATTTTTAATAAAGGCGGGGTAGGGGACCCCCATCACTGCCGTATTTTCGAGGATCGACAGCCCCTCATTTGCGATGAAAAACATACACACTGCGTCACGGGCAAAGTCGCTCCCGGTGGCTTGGTCCAGCAGTGCCGCCATCCACACGAGACACAACATAACGCCCTTCCGAACCAGGCCCTTATAGCTGGCATTGGACTCCAGCGCCCCGGTTTTGCTCTTGCCGGACTTGTGCCAGATCGCTGCCACCAGCCAGCCCGTGGCGTAATCCAACGCCATAAAGCAGATCAGAACTTTGAGAGCCACGTCCCAACCTCCAAGTGCCTGGGCGATGGCGGAGCCAGCCGCAGCCAGCACCGCCAACACCGTGTTTTTGATGTGTAAAGCGTTCATTGTGTACCTCCTTTCGGTGGTCACACCCGCACGGCCTTCTCAGGACGACCATCCTCGTCGAAGGTAATACGGTAATGGCCTTCCGGCGTCCAAACCTCCTCCTCGGTGTTGGCCTTGGCGGGGTCACGCCGCATGTAATCGTGGAGGTGCTTCACGTCCTCCGGCTCGGTCTCCGCAGGGATAAAGCCCTCGGCCATCTCAGCCTCGGTCCAGTTGGCAACGCCGCCGTCGGGATTCAGGTGGAAGTTGGCCCCCGCCTCCTTCAGCTCCTTGTTGATGGCCTCGATGGTCTTGCCGTTCTTCTTGCCCTCGTTGATGATCTCAGCAAACTTCTTTTCCATAATGTTTCTCCTTTCAATTTTTACGGCTTAC